TTATCAGCCCACTCAAAGGCCTCATGTTTGATTTCTTCAACTCTAGCACGCCCTTGATTAGCCGCCAGAAGCCCTGCAAGAGCTTGTCCTGCAAGGTAAAGGCGAGCGGTCAAGGGTTTATTTTTTATTGGCCTACCTATTTTTTTCTTTCGGTATTCCTCTGCTTCTGCCTCAAGACTTAATTGCTTCTTGTTCAAGTACTCGCTCCAAGTTATAAAAGTAAGCCTGATTAAAACCAAGCTGCCACTTTCTGTGCTCTGTAAAGTTATTGTCGTGGTGGTAGGGATTTGTAAGCTGACCCTTTTTAAAAGCCAGCCTACCTTGTTCGTAAGGAGTCATTTTCTTTTTTCCTTCATAGCCTCTAACATTCTGTTTAGGTACCATTGTGCCTTCTCCATGTCTTCTACAGGATTGTTTTTATACCTGTGCCTGTGTTGATATTTGATCATGTTTCCTTGACAGTAAGCTATAAAACCATCAACTCCTAAGACCTGCTTAATGTAATCAATACACTCGATACCACTTACATTATAATGAGCAGGTCTGTTTACTGGATCATAATCTGCCATCTACGCTCCTATGTCTACAATTTCACATACATCACCAGTACAAGCAAATGTCTGACTGCTTGAAGTGGTGTCCTCTTTTTCATACTCTGAAAGTTTAGCCCAGTCAATAGCTTTTGGCATTAAACCTAACAAAGTTTTATAGTCGTGTTGTCCTATCTCCTGATAAGGTGCTTGCTGATAAGTATGCTCATTATAGGGCAGGAATGATACACCAGACATTTCATCAAAGTGTTCATGCACAAATGCACCCACAGAAAGCCACTCATCTTTTCGTACATTTACTGTAATGCTAGGTTTATGTTCACACCAGTGTCTTTGATAGATCAACCAAGTTTCTAGCTGCTCAATAGCTGAAAGATCTTCAGTTACAATAGCACCATTAGGAGCTTTGATTGGAAAACTAAACACAGTAGTAGCATCAGGCTTCATTACATCAGGCTCGTTAGGTATGCCTTGTTCTTTCATGAAGGAGGTAAGAGGGTCTTTGTTATCTCCCCTGACGGTTCTAATGTAATAATTCGAATGACGTGGGTGTATCCCAGAGGCGCTATCAACGAGCTGGGATACTGTTCCACTGGGTTTGACACAGGTGATTGCCGCTGACTTAGGAATGCCCAAGCGATCAGCCCAGCTATCATTAACGGCAACAGAAATTTTACGAAGATGTTCAAGAGTTTTATCCAATCCTTTATTCTTGGTGGTCAGTAACCTGTTGTCCATTATCCCTGTGAGTGACACACCAAGCAGACGTTCTTCTTCCGTATTACGCTGCCACACTTTTCGCAAGTATGGAAACTTGGTGTAGGCTGACTGAACTGTTCCAAGAATAGTTGCAATGCGGATCTTTCGCTCAAGATCTTCGATAGTGTCTGTAGCCCTGACCACAACTTCTGTAAGATTACAGAACTGATAAGGACGAAGAATGATTTCAGAACATGGATTAGTTCCAAAGTCCCAGTCAGGATCACGCCTATCAAATTTACTAGCTTGTTTTTTAGCTGCTTCACGGTTGAATATACCACGCTCACCACTCCCTGATTCGACCAGAGACATCCACTCACGCATAAAAGAGATGGCATCTGGTTTTTCTGTGTAAGACACAGAGTTATTAGCGAGAGCACGTTGAGGATCATTCTCCCACCAAGCACCTGACTTAGCGTGACGCATACGGTCATCACTCAGATTAGATAAAGAAATCATAGCTGATCTACGAACACCACCAACTACAACTACTTCACCAATTTTACACATGATGTCATGGCACTCAATAGAGGATAGCTTTCGTCCCTGAGCATCTTTGAAGACTTTAATAACAAAGTTAAAGAGGTCTACAAGAGGCGCTGGTCCAGAAGCTCTACCACCAAAAGTCTTTAGTCTTGCACCTGCTGGACGTACAAGGCTTATGTCCCATTGAGGAATCTCACCAGCCCACAGGAGTGCCAACAATTGTCTAAACGCCTTAGCCCATCCCTCCTTACTGTCCTTGACAACGATAGTGGTATCGCTCTGGAAGAGAGTAGGGACTTCAGGGAGCTTACTGATGTACTGCCTCTCAACACTGAAGCCAACACCAGTACCACAGAGAAGGATGAACATAGCTTCATCGAAGGACTTAGGGTCATCTACGGGTAGGTAGCTACAGTTATACCCTGCAGTATTGTCCCTCTCTAAGGCTGGACCTGCAGTCATCATAGCTCTCATAGAAGGCATGACTTCAAGATTGAGGATTGCATCACGTATTTGATTTACGTATGTGTCATCTCCAATCTTTGGGCGTACTACATTGTCCATGTAACGCTCAACTGTTTCCAGCCAAGACTCTCTACGATTCTCTTTTTCCAACCATCTTGCATAGCGTGAGGTGTGAATAAAAGCTTGATAGTCAGTTGGTAAATAGTTGTTCATCTTTTATCACCGTTTCCTTTCAGTGTGCCACGTTTCTTTCGATCTTGTAACTTGTCAAGATTATTCTTTGCTACCTCTCCCATGTCAACATTTAAGTCTCTACAAAGAGCAGCGATATACCACAGACAATCCCCTATCTCGTCTGCAATACCTTCCCTATCAAATTTACCATCCCGTAAGATCTTCTTTACTTTGTTGGCTACCTCTCCTGCCTCTGCTGCAAGACCTAAAGCAGGATAGAGAACCTGATGTTCTGTTTTGTAGATTGCGGTATCAGAAGCAGCATTCTGATAATAATCAAAGCCAATATCTGATATGTTCCAATAGTCAATTTGTTCTTTAGTCAGCACGTTGTATTACCTCACAACTTGTTATCGTTACATCATCTAAGTCATAGATACAGTCTCTTATGAGATTTTCTATAACATCACAATTGTCTCCTGTCAACTCCAAGAAGTTTGCATCCCTGTCTACAAGTATATTCAAAGTTACCTCGTAGGGAAAACCCAAGTTATACTGTTTTTTCTGCATTAGTCAAGCTTTCCCTCCCTTACTCTGATATTTTTTATCAGTTCGTCACTTGCCATAGACATCTCGTAATCTTCCCAACGAGACAAACTCTGGTTCATAGTAGCCATCCTGGACATTTCTCTTAACAATAACGCCCTTCCACCACTCCATGTTCGACTGGCCAGCCCAACCTTCTTCCCCTCCTTTGAAGCAACCTGCGACCAAGCCGATAGTCGGATGAGGGTGTGCATCGTCTTTAAAAAATAGACTACGCTTATGACTGTGGCCAACAGTAGTACTGCAGTGGCGTTTTTGGACAAGCCCATAAGCATGGTGTAGACCAGACATAGCTGTACCATAATTACCACTAGCAATGTAGTGAGCATACGAGACACCATCGTAATCAAAGATGGCGGGGGCCGAGTTGTTATATTGGTGATACTCATCAAACCATACATCCGTTTGCAGGTGTGAGAAGCTGATTCCGTAAGTAGCTCCTTCTAGTCTAGGATCGTTTGCTATAGCTTTCTTGATCCTGTTTTCGTGATTTCCTTCAAAGCCAAAGAAAGCTGGACGTCTCTTCTTCATGGTTCTAAACTTACGTCTCATTCTGTCCATAGCATCATTGTAGTGATTGATATCAGACTCATAGTTTTGAGCTACGATAGCCTGAGGATACCGTGTGTCAAAACTGTTGAGTGATTTCAAATCAGCACCATCACCTAGATCAATAACATAATCTGGCCTGATGTCATAGAGAAATTCTCCAAGCCAATCAAACCTGTCATTTGGTATTGATGGATCTGAGTGTGCACATGTTAGTACAACTGCTGTTTTAGTCATAGCATTCTGTCCTTGTATGATTCGCCAACTTCCAGTGGTTCTATGTTTTTACTGAAGTGTTTTACCCAAGAGTAGGCATCATCAAACTCTTCAAACCAAAAGTTAGCTTCTTCTATTTTACCATCTATCTCAGTCTTGCAAACAAGAAAGTATCCAATGTCGTTTGGAACATACTCATCATCTGGCAATTCTTCAATTGGTATCGGTCCTTCAACTATTCCCCATATTTTTATCGACAACTTTCCAACTCCTTAATAATTCCATGTAGTGATCTATTCCAATCATAACCACCCACGGCTTTCGGTCTGATCTAAAGAACACTACAGGTTCTTCTGCTGAATGTCTAGCCGCTTGTTCGATAAAACCATAGACAGTTTTAAGTTCACCCTTACGTCTTTTAACTTCAATAGAAAGTGGTATTCTTTTTCTCGCTGCTGGTGATAGCTGTATATCTGCACCACTGTCACCCATGATAGTAGATCGTATGTCATCAGGTTCAAACTCAGGAAACGTTTCTAGTAACCTGTCTCGTATCTCCTGCTGACCCATTCTACCCTTTTGTTTAGCCTGTTTTGTCATCTCTGGCCTCTGGTACTTTAGGTTCAACTTCAACATGAACTAAAAACTCTGGTCCTTTGGAGTAGATGAAGGTACGAAGATTAGGCCAGCATAGCTTTTTAAACTCGCAGTAGCTGCACTGCATGGCTAACTTCATGTTTGGGCTTGTCTTAGACTGTGGTACAGGCTCTACACGCTCTTGAGGTATATCTCCAGCTACCATAGCCTTTGCTTCTTCCATCTCCCTTTCTTTGTCTTTCAGCTCTTCTGTAAAATCATAAATGTCCAAACAAATGTTACCATTTTGTTTATCAATAGCTAAAAATGCACCATGTGTTTTGTCTGTTACAAGTGGGTCATCTTTACCTGCATACACATAAGAAGATAATTGTGATATGTAACCAAAAGGATCATCATCCCTGAGTGTACCGTCCTTAAACTTCTTAAAGGCATAAGAGCTACAAGACTTTACATCAACAGTCATACCATCAATTACAGCATCCCTATGACCTTTGATACCATGAACATCTAACTTATCTTGCTGACCTTTTACATCATGTCCTGCTGCCTCTGCCATACTTAGAATAAGCTCTTCGATCATGTCACCATAAAAGAACTTTAGCAGTGCATTTGGTTGTAGTGGTTCTCCATCACCAGAAGAGTTGACTTTGTACCACAGTTTTCTTTTACAAGGTGTACCAATAGACGAAAGAGATAGATATCCCCTCGACTTTTGTGGTTTAGAGAAACGGCTATTAGCCATACTAGCTACACCCATAGCCATGCCAGAGCTGATGGTTTTACTCCAACCACCCTCACCTTGTATTACTTTGTAGATATCATCTACGAGTGTTGTTATCTTAGTCATACTGACTCCTGTAAATTAGGGGTGGAGCGAAAGGAACTAAAACCCCACCCCCAGTTGGCACCTTAGAATAAGACAGCTTCTTCTGTTGGTGCTGGCTCAGGCTTCTTTGTAGAAGGTGGGGAGGCTCCATCGTCCTGAGGTTGAATGTATTGAACATGGTCTAAGACTTGCAGTGATTCAAGTCTAGAACCTATGCTACCATACTTTTCGATATCGTATACAGCAACTGTGGCTTCCACTACAGAGCCATTACCAATGGAACCGTCATTATCATAATCCCAAACAGTGCCATCAGACTTAGTAACAGTAGGCGCACCACTACTCCAATCATATCCAGTTTCAAACTTTCGGTCAAACTTGACCACTACCCCACGTCCCTCTGGATCTGGTTTAGCGATTCGTGGAAACTTTGCTGCTTGAAGTTTTGCAATCTCTGCATCATCAAGAATCATGTTGATGGTACAAGCTCCGTTGTACTTCTCGTATGAACCCTCTGCCTTTTCTGTAGGCTTGTAGCCATAAAGGTCTCGATTCTGAGCAAACACTTTAGCCCACTCTGCAATTCCAGTTACTTTTACTATTCTTGTAGCCATTTGCTAACTCCTTTGTCTACTTCGTTTTCTGCTCGTCATTGAGCAATTTATTTACTGACGTTACTACAAGATCTGCTAATTGTAAAGCACTTTCTTCAGCAACCTCACTATTATATCTACCATAGTGTTGATCTATGATGCACCTGAGTGGGGAGTCTGTCTGATCGTTGGGGAGTAAAAGCCCCAAAGTACTAACTTTATTCCCAGAACTGTCTGTAATAGAGTACACTAAGTACTCACCGTTACTTATATAGGAAGAGTAACCCCCCACACAGTGACGCATGACTTCCCCTTCTCGGTGCAACTGTTTGGGGGTTTTAATGAGTGAGGCTACATACCCGTTAAGCTCTACAAACTCGAGAGGCAGGTATTTAGCAATTGATTCCCACTGTCTATCATACTTTGCATTCCTCTCAAGAATCTCCGCCTCACGTCTCCTTTGAGTTTCGAGTGAGTACTCATCATGCTTCCGTAACATCTTATCTTTAGACCAAGCTAGAGAAAACTTTTCGCCCAGTCTATTAGCCATAGCCTCTGTATCTATAGCCATACGATATCTTCCACCTGTTTCCTGAGACCAGAGTCCATACTGGTTAAAATTTACTACGTGAGTTTGCCCTATATTCTTGCCTCGCTTTAGGTATTTACTTTTGAACTTATTGAGGTCTTTCAGTGCATCACCTACCGACTGTGTACTAAACCTTGACCTCAGTATTTTATACAGGTAAGTATTTCTGGTCAAGCTATTCTTACACAGTTTTTTCCAAAGGGATCTACCCAGCTCCAACTTACAATCGGCAGGGTTCTTACCTAACAACAAGCAGATAGGTTGTACATTCTCGATACCATCAAGCTCACACTGATCTAGTATTGGTTTAACCTCGTTAAGTTTCTTGATAACATTCATACTCGGTCCAGTGTTATTAAAGGCATAGCGAGTACTATACTTCCTTACAGGATCTACTAACATCTCCATAAAGATTCTGTTCACATGCTTGGCTAAACCCTTAGCAGGAAAATCATAGCGAGAGTTGAACTGCTTATATCCATCTTTAGAGGCGCTTAGTCCAGCAAAGTTGACAATATTCTTGGCCTTATAAGTCACACCCGCCTCAATAACTAAGTTACCAAAAATTATTCTTTGTTTATCCTTGTCTACCTTAAATTCATACTTTAGGTTGTTAATATCAAAGACTCTTGCAGCTTGTGCAGTCATCATTATCCCCTTTCTTAGTGTACCTCTGCATAGGTATTTCCATACTGTATATCAATACCTAAGTCAACATTTAATTTCAACTGTTCGTTAAGTTTTTCTATGGCCCACTGTAGAGTTGATGTATGGACATTTTCCTCTCCTTTTCTAATAACATTTATACTTTCATCATGGAACTGTCCAACTATGTTTGGTCGTCTAGTTCTATATAGTGCAACCCATCTGTCAAAGCAATAGGCACCAGTACTTTGATTGATGGTAGAGAAGGCATCTTTTTCAAAGCGTAGACTGTGCCAGAACTTACTGACTGGATTTTGTACCCACATGTCCTCGTTGATACGTCTGATAGGCTGCTCACTTACAAACTGTTGCACAGACCAGTTACGATCCCAGTATGCATCCAAAAGCTTTTGTGCCTGTCCAATTGTCATACCAGTCTCTCTGGATAACTTGGCAGCACCAACTCCATAAGTAGCTGAGTAGTTTACCACCTTAAAGTTTTTACGTAGCTCTTTCAATTCTGGCAACTCACCTCTGTTGTATCTGTCGATTTGACTTTGAGTAACAGAACCTGCATGCTTTGCCAAGTCTAAATGTGGATCAAAACCATCTTGTGACATTTCTGCAACGTAGTCAGGATCGTAGGGTTGCATATAGTGACGCTTACAAGTGTCCTCAAGAGAAGTCATATCAGCACCACACAGAAGATGTCCCTCAGGTGCTATCAAACAACCACGTATCTCTGCACCCCAAGGCTTGTCTACCCCAGGAAGGTTTACCAGAGGCTTCTGATGCTTGAAACGTAGAGTGTTTGTAAGACCTGATATCTCTGCCTTGACATACCCATCACGCTCACACTCAAGAAAGCCTTTGACAATACCAAGCCTGTGTTGAAGCACAGTAAGTCCGTCAAGAACACCAACCTGAGGGTTATCAGGTATCAGACGTTTTACTGACAGGGTAAGCTCACCATGCTTTCTGACTTGTGGTACAGGACCGTTAGTGCCTTCTTTGAAAGTACAAGGCTCCCAGCCCAAAGAGAACAGCCAAGTCTTGACTTGATCAGAGGACATAGGATTAGCTGGCTCTACACCCTTGACCACAGATATCTCACCGTCATAGTCCAGAGGGTAGTCATTCTCCTCGCAGAGACTTTGCCAACGCTTTCCAAGAGCAGAAAGAGATCCATCCTTTTTAGTCATGTTCTTTGGCTTAGTCTTTTGAACAATGACTTTAGACATGGGCATGACGTCAGTAAGCTCTTCAACCTTCTTGTGCTGTTGCTCTAGTAACTCTACAGACAATTGCTCTGCCTTAGCTACATCAAGCTTCCAACCCTGCATCTCTGCCTCTCTAGCACAGTCCATCTTGAACTCAAGATAACGAAAGAAACGGTTTAACTCTGTTTTGCTTTTGTAGATAAACATAAACCTACCAAGTAAATTCTTCCAGAGTTTCCAGTTAATCTTTACATCTTCAGTACAACGGTGGGCGTACTCTTCTGGTGACAGATTCTCCCAGTCATTGATCTTAGGCTTAGGAATACCAAAGTCTTCGCCAAAAGACTCAAGTCCATGACGTGACCTATTGTAGTTTATAACCCAAGACATAGGAAGAGTATCAAAACGTTGAGCTTTGATTTGAATACCCAGTATCTTCTCAAGAAGTGGTATATCAAACCGTATGATGTTATGACCAATGAGGCCACGTTGTGATAACACTAGCTCCCTCATCTCGTCATAGTCAAAGAGAGTCTTGTAGTTCTCTCCATCAGAGGTGTAAGAAAGGCAGTGTATCTTTGTAGCATCATCCAACAGGTTGTCAGCTTCTACATCGAATACAATCATGCCGCCATATCTCCTTGCACATACGGAACATCTTCCGTGAGTATTGTTGTCTCAGGATCGTAGTACACTGACCCTGCATTACCTAATCTAGCAAAAGGACGGTTCTTGTCAACTATAAAGTTGGTGGTATTTTGAAGAATTTCATCCTCTGACTCAACATCACGTTCAATCTTGATACATATGATTGCCTCTTCCTCAAGAGATGCAGCATACTTTGTACGTCCGTCATCATTGACCTGAGAGATAAAGATCACACCAATGTTCAACTCTTTGGACAACTGAGCCATGCGTGAGCCTAGTGTCGTGAGTGTACTGGTAGCGCCATCAACACCAGAGTTTGACAAGTAGGCAAGACGCTGTACGTGATCTACGAATACATAGTCAGCACCAAAGACAGTAGCAGCAGTCCTAGTGTGATCCAAAAGTTTGAGCGGGTCATCATGGCTCCTCATTTCAAAAAGAATAGTGCGGTTGTTTTCTGTGTCTGCTGCGATCTGACCTGCACGTATGATCTCTTCCATTGAGACATTGTTAGCTTGAGCATCATCATTGGTACGTACATTGCATCCTAAATGATAAGTAGCCATAGCCCTGTAAGTGTTGGACTTCATCTCTTCCATGTGCAGAAGTGCAATCTTTGTCTTAGGAGTTCTAAGCAGACCCATCTCAAAGTATCTGATCACCTCAGTCTTACCCATGCCCCTTGGCGCTTTGATAAAGGTAACACCACCTTTGACCATACCCCTGATCTTTCCATCAATACCAGAGTGTCCAGTGGGCGTGTACTCATAGGGATTCTCGTTGCGTATTGCCCTTTCTACATCTGCATCAGAGATAAAGAAATTGTCAGGAGAATACTTCTGAGGCTTCATAGCTGCCCACATAAGTTCCTTGCCATCTCCAGCAGTCAGGAAGTCATTTGCATCCTTGTGCTTTGACATTGGCACGTAGAAGAACTTCTCAGGTATAGCAGAGTAGATCTTGTCAGCAGCAGACTTACCAGCAGCATCCAGCTCACCTGCATAGATCACACTCTCAAAAGAATTGAGATAATCGTAGTTCTTTTGCAGAAACTTCTCACCTATAGATGCGCTGGGTATAGACTTGACAGGAAACTTCTCGCCAAGAATCTCATAAAGACTGGCAGCATCAAACTCACCCTCAGTCAGGTACAGACGTTTGCTAGTGCCAGCATTGAACTCTGGTCCAAACAGGTGAACCATTCCAAGGCCAGTATCCTTTACCCAAGTCTTTGACTTGTCATCGTAAGACCTGTACTTGGTTGTGTGTGGGTACTTGTAGGCGTACCGTATTGGTTTGCCATCTTCACCAAGCTGCAACTGTATGCCATAGAGTTGACATACATCAGGCTTGATACCTCTGATACCTTCATACGTACCAGACTTCACAGGTATATCCATAATATTGATCCTTTCTTTCACTGGGTATTGATCCTTTGCCCAATCAAAAGTTGGTTCCAAACTTGGGTAAGAGTTGCCGCAACTGTGGCAGTATCCATACCCGTCATCATTCCAGTTAAATGCATCACTTGATCCACAATCCTCAAATGGACAAGCTAAGTGGGGCGTGTCTCCTTCTGCCATCATTCCTCCTTCAAACAAAACTCACACCAAGTATTCGGTGTAGGGCATCCACAACTTACACATAGATTAAAACCGACAGTATTGCAAGCCTCTTTTTCTTTCGCCCTTTGCCTTTCTTCTTTTGTCATGGGACGTATCTCTTTTATTGGGATACCGAATGTATATTTCATTTCCTATCTCCCACTGGTGGATTGTTTTCTCCATAGTTTCCGTACTCATCAAACCTCTCATCCTTATTGTACCTGATGTGATCCTCAATGAAGTCATATACTATACCCATGTCGAGCTTGGCTGCTGCACAGTACATCACTAACTTCAAGCCTTCCTCTGTGAGTAACCCACGGGCGTGTGCATCCATGTGAAACTTAAATGTTGCGCTACCGTCCTCGTGTTCTTCTACGGTTTCAACACCAATGATACCTGCATCTTTATTCATCATTGTTCTCTACTTTCGTCCAGACAATAGTGTTTATACCCCATTTACCCTTGCGGCGTTCTGTACTGTCTACTAAAAAGCCTTCATTCTTTAACTCAGTCACACGAGGTTTAACTGATATTTCGTCACGTTCAAGAAGACGGGTAATATCTTCTACAGTTAGCATGTCATTGGTATAAAATAGCTCTCTAACTTGATCACGCAAACTAACCTTTCCATGCTTGTTAAAGTTGGCTGCTTGTTGGCTTGTATCAGTATCCTGATAGCCAATACCTTTATTGTTGTAACCCATTACATATCTCCTTTATCCAAACTTATACTCTGTTAAGCCATCTGTCAATGCTGCCCATGACACAGGGAATAGCTTGTGCATACTCCTACTAATCTGATTGGCTACCTCTTGTGTTTCCTGTTGTGTATCAAAGGCACAACGTAGGTTACACATATCAGCAAAGGCATCAAGACTACCTGACCAGTACCACTCAGTCATGGTTGATTGTGGTAGTACCATACGGGCTTGTTCAGGGGCTACTCCTTCAGCAAGTAGGTTGTGGTAAAGGTCTAGTGTTACCTCACTGATGGTGTTTCCAAGTTCATCAGCATGGAAGTAAGAATCCATC